AAGTTTCCCCATTAGGATGTTACCATCCCACCAAATATCGGTTATCATATGGGCAACTCTATCTAAATCAATTAGGGATGATTCAGGGTGGTTAAGTTCTGAAGTTGATAATCCTTTAGCGATTGCTTTTTTATAGTTTTCAGCTTCTCTTTTTAATATTCTTTCAGGGTAAAATCTTCCGTTTCTATTTGCTGTGTCATATTTTTGTAATACGGCATAAAATTCAAAAGGATTTCTATAATCTAAAGTTGCAGATTCTTTCAAAAACTCTGCATTACGAGCGTCTTTAGGAGACACCCATCCAGCATCTGTTTCAACCAATATCCCATGACCTACTTCGCTAGCTTCTAATATTCTTAATTTTTCCATTAATTCTTTTAAAGATAAATATATCAATTAATCATCTTTGCCACCATTATTATTTTTTTGAGGTTGAAAATTCAAAGTATTTGTTATCAACGACATTAGTTTTGAATATATTTTTAACTATTTTTTTTACAGAATCTTTAATTTCTGAGGATTTAAAATCCATTTCTTGGTTTGTATATAAATTAACTTCTAAATTAAAAAAAGATTTTTTACCGTGAATAATACCGCTCGTTCTTAAATCTAAGTCCACAATACTTTTTTCTTTGAATAGATTTATATCTATTGAGTCATATACAGAATGTTTTATTTCTCTACTTAAGTTACATACGACTCGGTTCCAATTGTCGTGTTCAAATTTAGGAGTAACCCAAGATTGGATGTTAATATACAATGATTTTAGATTTTTGGAATCCACTGTGCCGTAGACAGATTTAATTGGTGTATAAAGATTTAACTTTACACTTTTACCTTTTTTCATTAAGTTTCATATTGATAATGTTTATTTGTTGTATAAAGAATAGGACAAATAAAGACCATTGTCAAAATTTTTTTAATAAACCGTGATATTTGTAGTATATGCTAATTGTAGAAGTAAAAAAAGATGGTATTGAAAAAGCTTTAAAACTTTTGAAATCCAAAGTAATTAAAACTAAACAAACTCAAATTTTATTTGATAAAAAAAAGTTTGTGAAAAAATCTGTTCTTAAGAGGGCACAGAAGTTAAAAGCCTCGTATGTACAAAAAAAGAAAACTGAATTAAATTGAACTTTCTAATTGTTTCAATTTAAGAAAACTCAATTGGTCAAACTTTTCTGTTGTCAATCTGTCAATAGTATCAGATAATTTTGTTTTTAATTCATCCTCTTGCTCTTTCTCTAAAAGAAGGTTAAGTTTACTTATTGCACTTTCACGAATTGTTTCAAATTTTTCCTCAAGAGATTTTACATCTTCAGACATTAATTGTATAAATTCTTTTTTAGAGCTCTCGTCAAGAGTATCTACGTAGTTTCTTAATGTTTGATTTCCAATACTAATCATAGATTTTAAAGGAATATTAATTGATTCTTTAACCACCGTAGTATTTGACACTAAAATTTTTGTAATATTTTTTCTAGATTTTAATCTTTCAGATAATTCTAATTTATTGGTATAAACTAATGTATCAATATCAGAATACTTATTATCAATATTTTCAGATATTGATAATGGCGTTTTGATAGTTGGTAATAATTTCTGTATTAAATCAATACCTTCACTTAAAAAATCTTTAGCATCGGATTCATTTAATCCTTGTGGAGTACTTAACTGGTCATACAAAGAATAAATCTTTGACATACTTTTATTATTCAAAACATTATGTTTGAATTCTCTTAAAGATTTTTTGAATTCCTTTTCATCTTTGTAGGATTCAATCAAGCTGTTCTCAATTATGGATTTTATTTTTCCGAAAGTCATTCTAGTGGTTTTTAATATAAATACTACGAGTTTAGTAACTTATCTAATTCTTTTGAAATTTCCCCTAAAGATTCTTGTCCGTGACCTAAATCAAGGAATTTTGCTCCCCTTGTTAGAGTATTTTCTAATAAAATATTCATACTCGCCATTTTTGATTCTGGTGTTACCTCTCCTGCCGCTGGCGGTGGTGTTTCAGTTGATTCTGCTGGTGGTGGTATTTCTTCGCCCCCTCCTGATGATGGTGGTGGTGGTGGTGAGAATGCTCCCAAACCTCCTCCAGGTTCTTCTTCTCCTGTAGTGGTTGCTGCTGCGTTTGCAGTTGCTCCTGATGGATTACCATACAATTTATCAATATTATCAAATAATCCTGTTTTAGTAATAACTGTAGGAGTTGCTTTAAGTTCTTCACCAACAGCTCTTTCAATTCTTTGTTGTTGTAAATCTAATCTAATTTCTTCATCAGAAAAACCAAAAATATGTTTCTTAGCCCAAGTAGAAGATACTGGTTGAATACCATTTCCTGGGTCAGCAACTAAATCTTTGTACAATAAAACTTTTTCTTTCCAAACATCAATTTTTAACAAATCTGCTTGTGTTGATGGATTAGTTAATCCTAATGTAAAATTTTGTAATTCATCTTCAAATCCTAATAAAAATAAATGAACAATTGCAATTTTATTAAGTTCTGCAATCATACTTTTTTGAATTCTATTAATTGTACGAGCAAAACGAATATCTTGTAATGATAAGTTTTTACCATCACCAACAACTTCTTCAAAACCTAAAAATGCTTTTGGAACACGAAGTGCTGTTAATAATTTCTTTTGAATATATTCAATATCGGCAATCTCTGATAAATTTGTTGCACCAGGTAATGTTGTAATTGGGTCTGGTGCTGCAGGGTCACGAACAGGAATAAAATAATCTTGGTCAACCGCCATTTGGTTAAACCTCATATCCACATTACCTGTCTTACTATCCACAACTTGTTCTCTTTTGAATTTGCTGGCAACACGGTTAACGTATGCTTCCACATCATCATCGTTCATATTACCCACGAAAACTTTAAATAATTTTCTTTCGGGAGCTCTTGAAGTTCTATAGATTAACATCGCGTCTTCAGATAACAATAATTGTTTCCAAATACGTCTTGCCTTTTCCAACATAGAAGTACCATAAGGAAGTTTTCTATCATCACCCAATAATCTAAAGTGACCAATTTCCCACGATTGGAATTCCATATTTTTGTTCTTCCAAGTAAAGTGTAAGGCTTTTTTATCTTTTTCTAATTCTTGTGTAATATCAACAGATATTTTTGCGGTAACCCCAACCTCGTGACGTTCAATTTCAATTGTTGGTAATTGTTGACATCCAACAATTCCTTTTTCAGGGTCTAACTTTAAGTAAACAAAGTTATCACCATACTTACAGGTGTTTCTTGTCCACATAGGTAAGTTGGTGTTAATATCTAATGAATTGTTAAATAAATCTGCTAACACAGATTTTATTCTTTTTGATTCAGAATAAATTTGAAGGATGAATCCATCTTCATTTGTTGTTGTTGATTCTTCGGCGTAGATATCTAAAGCGGCAGAAATTTCTGGAGTATACTCCATTGATTCATAATCGTATTGTGATGATAACCTTGATGGTTCATAATAAATTGCTTGAGAGTATAAGTTATTTTCAACTTTCGCCCATTGATTTGATAAATAAAATGTTTGTTGGGCTTGTAATTTTTCTCTTTCGTACTCATCACGATTTGGTGTACGCAGAAGTTCCTTTTTATCAAACGTGAAAGTTGGATAATCCTGTTTTAATAAAGAATTCGGTCCGAATGTCTTTGACAATCTCTGCCATACTGTAAAATTATTTTGATTTTCGCCCATATTATAAATCTACTAATTACCTTGATAATATAAATAGTTATTACCTACCAAATAACCACCCATACTTCTGATAATCGGCCTTTGTTGCCTCACCATTATTACTCATATTATTATTTCTACCCATTTGAGGAACCATTGGATTAAAAAACTCAGAAGAATTTTTATTCTCATTAACGGTTGTTGCCCAAGAGTTAATCATGGCTTTGGTGTGATTGGTAACTTTTTCTAATGATTGGAATGATTTCTCTGCAACATATAACGCCATAGAAATTGCCATAATACAATCATCGTGATGGTTTTTTTGGTGGTCAGGTCTTCCGTTGATATAAACAAACGTATTCATTTCGTTGTATAATCTACTTGAATATACGGTAAATCCGTGTCTAACCGCTTCCTCAAATGACGATATAATCTGAACCCTTTTATTGTTAAAGTTAATCCCAGGGATTTTTTCATTTACCTTTGGGTCCCACTTCCATTTATTACTTGTGTCAACATTGTCAACATATAATCCTGATTGATATCCAAGTTCTTGTAGTTTTCTTGCCGTTGATACTCCCATACCTCCTGTTAAATCCACAACACAATATGCATTATACATCGTTCCCCACTTATACGCAATCTCTGCAGTTACATCTGGTGGTATTTTTCCTACGTATTCCAACACTTGTTCCCTTGTGTCAAAGTCAATTATCTCTATACACGAAAAGTCTTCAGAATCCCCTCTAGAAACATCCACACCCATAACGTACTTATGTCCATTTACGGGTTCTTTAAAAATCCATAACCCTCCTCCCATCATTTTTGCAGATGGTTCTCGTGTTTGGTTTTTGGCAATATTTTGCATTAAATCAGAGTCAAATACGTTATCACCCGAACCTAAGAAATTACATTCTAATTCCTGAGCAACTTTTCTTCTATCAAATTTAAGTTTTTTAACCATACCCTCAAACCAAGAAGAACACGGTTTATATCCCTGAGCAATATAATCAGTAACCCTTGTATGGTCTCTCTCATATGAGTTTTCCATAGATAAGTCAATTACGGTTTCATCAAGATTGTATTCTTCTCTGTTTAATAGAAAATGAACAACATCTTTAGTTTTAACCATATATAAATCTTTTGTATATCTTGGGTCTCTATACCAAAACATCTCAGAGATTTTGAAATCATTCATCCCTCTTAATGATTGGTCATAAATTTCGTAGTAAATTGGGTCATATCCGTTTGGTGTTGATACAACAATAACTTTACCACCCGTAGATAGTGAAGCCATACAAGCCGCCCAAAAATCACTATCGGCTTCAATATATGCTGCCTCATCAAATATTAGAATGGTTGGGGTATAACCACGAAGAGCATCTTTTGATGTTGCAACGGCTTTAACCTCACAATCATTATTTAACTTGAAATGTCTTTGTGCATTTTTTTCTTGTGAAAATTCAATACCAACCCATTTGGGCCATTGTTCTGTGAATGCTCTAACTTTGTTAGCCATTTCAACAGCGGTATCCAATTTATTGGCAATAATAAGAATTTTCTCAGGTTTACTTTTTTTGGCGAATGCTAATTTTTTGGATGCCCAAGCGGCGGTTACGGTTGAAACACCCGCTTGACGATACTTTAACGCAACATTTTCATTATGAGAGTCATAATCGGTTATTAACTTAACTTGGTCTGGAAATAAATCTAATGGGACATACTTAGAAACAGTATTGTCAAATGTTTGTAAATAAGTACGAAGAGCATAAGGAGTATTCCTCATACACTTCGTAACTTCTATTATTAATTGTTCTTTATTCACACATTTTTATTTAGGTCTTGAGATACCTAAACTACCTAAGAAATCATCTAATCCCTCATCATCATCTTCATCAGAATCGTCAGAGTCAATATTTTCTTCTTCTTTATAATCTTCAAATTCGCTCATCATTGTTTTAGCTTCCTTCATAATTTCTTGAAATTTCAAGGTAGCCTTTCTAACTTTCGCAACATCTTCAGATATTACATTTCCAATAATTTCTAAAAATTCTTGGGCGGGTATTTGATATAATAAGATATGAAACCAATTTATCAAACCTTTATTTTCAGGTTCAAACATTTCGTCTGGAATTGCTGAACGTATTTTTTCAACTATTTCAGGTCCAATCCTTAATTGCATTGGTTCGTTAGGTAATGTATCTGTTTGTTTTTGAACCTTTTCACGCATTCCTGGCTCTTTTGGTAATCCGTGTCTACCTTTAGCTTCTTCTAATCCTTTAAGGATTTCATGGCATAAAATTGGGAATATTAATCCCGTTGCCATAATTTTAGTGTCTGGTTTTTCTTCACCCTCTTCTCCACCTTCTTCATCATCAGCATCTCCCAATTCAACTTTACCTGCAACACCTTGTCCTGTTTGACTCATCATCTCAATCATCTGTTCCATAGTAAAATATAGAAAATCGTTGATTGCCATAATACCTAAATAATCGCCATAAAGAGTCGGGCTAATAGCGTCCAATCTCGCCTTTACTTCGGGTTTTTGAAAAAGATAATGTCCTTTTTTTGCAGCCCCTTGAATAATTGCGTTTATAATATTTCTTTTATGTTTTTCAATTTCAAGTTGTTCTTCATCTGTTAAATCTTCAACATCAAATGATGGGAATTCTAATGGTTCATCTTTTTCCTCTTCATCTTCATCTTCTTCCTCGTCATCCTCAGGACTAAATCTAAAATTTGAACTATCTGGCATACCTAAATTAGCTTCAATTTGATACCAATTTGCAGGAACTTCCGATTCATCTAATGACGCTTCTTTTGCCAATTCAATAAGTTCGTCCCTATGTTCCGATTCAATTCTCATAATACCAGGGAGTTTTCTCATCATTTCTTGATAAACCATTCCCTGAACTTGTTGAGAACTAAGGTCTTCAATTCCTGTAACTTCTCTTAATTTATCAGCAACTTTTTGAAATCTTTGACTAACTAATCGTTGTACATCAGCGGAACC